TACCTTGTTTATGTCAACAAGCAAGTAGTGAGCGATGTTGACAGGAGCAACGTACGACTGCGCCTTGAGGTTTCCTAGCGCGATTGTTTCTGCGGTGTTCAGCGTCGCGTCACAGATGTTTCTGTATCCCGAGATCCATCTCGCAGAAAGCAATGCGCTCATGTAACCGTTGAGTTTTGCAACGACTCTCGCAAAGAGTTCAGCGTCTATCGGTTCGCCAGTGAACGAATCGAGAAGGTCATCTACGTCCTTTGCGATTATGTTGAACACCCTTCTGTTTCCTATCTGCTGCCAATCCGTTGATGTTGCCAGGGTAAGGCCGTGTCTTACGGCATATCCTGTTCCCTTGAGAGTTATGGGGTTTACTTTCGCTAAGATAAGCTGTTCAGTTTCGGAAGTTGTGAGTCCTCTCGACAAACTAACTGCTCCGTAGATGAATTGGTTTGCGGTAGATCTGTGTGGTTCAATTCTTCCGAGTATTCCAGCAATCGGGAATGCAGCATTTATCGTTGTGTTAGTTCCACTAATTGAGAATACGACGTTCGGGTAAGCGACAAACCTCTGACCGTCCGTTGACTCGTAGCCTGACTTTTCCGAAAGTATTGTGGACATATCTGTTGCGACGAAAGGCACGACGGCTATTCTGAGGTTGGAATCCGCATGAGAGAGAAGGGCGGTATTCTTTGTCGATGAGGGTGTTCCGCCTATTGTGACAATTTCGACTTCGTTGTCAACGTCTAGTACCGAAAGTCCTGTTCTTGTGTCTGTCGCTGCGTTGTATCCACCGACGTATGCCGCGTCATTTATTGTTCCGTCAGAACCGCCAGACAAGTCAGTAGCTGCAGCTGTTGTCGGTACGTCGGTTGCAGAGGCAGCAACGGCAGCGGTTACGATCTCACTCGAATTGTTTATGTTGGAGACGAGCGTCGCGAGGACAGTACCCACGTTGTATGTCTCGATTATGTCTCCGTACGTTATCGTCAATACATCACTAGCGATTTGTACGCTAATGTCGTTACCATATGCGCCTTCGTACAATGCGGTCAGGACAAGAGAGTCAGCGGCACTATCATCGTCAAGGGTAATGGTTGCCTTAGCCGCACCCGACCCGACGATTCTAACCGCCTTAATCTTTCTCGGTCTCTGGAGAAGCATCGCGTAGAGGTTCTTAGCGTCTGCCTTCGCCAATCCTCCGAGTTTGGTGTCGATGTCCGAAAGACTGTTGATGACTATCGCTTCACCAACGGGACCCAACACAAAGTCACCCACAAACCCAACAACGCCGTTATTAACCCCTGTGGTAGGAGCAACGCCTGACGTTCGGACGTTCGTATATACGCCCGGGATTATTCTAGCCATGTTGTTAGACCTCCTTAATTATTTGTGCTTGCGTATCGAGTACAAGTTTGTAAGTAGCTTCAGAAATCTCAAAGCACCAGAAACGCGCATCGATCCTGAATCTATACGCGTCGTCTTCGTCGATTGATTCGAAGAACGGTATTCTTCTGAAAAGAATTGGTGCGTTGGCTGTCGCTACTTGAATCGACCTAACGCCATTCACTACGTTTGAAAACAGTTGATCTCTTTCTCTGCTGGAGGTTGCGAATATGTCAATCTGAAATAGCACTGAGTGGGTGTTAACTGCGTATTTCAGGACTGTGGCTGTGTCTGTTCTGCTCTCCTGAATTACTGTTTGCCTCAAAACTGGCTCTCCTGTGATTCTTGAAATCACCACTTGAGGAAAGGTAGCGTTAACGTCAGGCCATGCGGTTGTAACTGGACAAGTTACGTATGTCTTCAAGACTGTGATTAGCGAATCAATCCAGTTCTCCATAACGATCTTCCTTTCAGCACGCTGTGTCGTATCGCTTTAGCCACTTCAACGCCCACAATCTTCTTGATCGCTTCGTGAGCAGGTCTCATGTAGGGATAGGGCTTTGTTCCCTTCTCGGAGATCGTCTTTTGGACAGCTTTTGCGTGAGCGTATGCCTCTTGTTCTGAGTAGTGGTGCTTCACCTTTGACCATTCCACAAGAGGCTTCAAAGGAGGCCAGTGAGGGCGAGTTCCTTTTTCGACCCACACACCGTAATCTAGCGGAGTACCCATCTCATAAGTCCAGAACGCAACTTTTCTTATTTCAAGCGAATCGTAAAGGGCTTTCGTTGCAATGTTCTTGTGACCGAGAAGCCTTATCCGAGCCGAATTCCTTGCCTTGCTCGCAAGCCCCTCCAACGCTTCATCCACACCTGCGATCATTCCCCTCTTCAGTCGCGCGGTTCGAGTCCTGAAATCCCTGAATCCGACCGTCTTGAAAGTTGCGTGCTTCATGGTTTTTCTTCCTTGCACAAGGCTTTGTATATAGACTTGTGAGGTACGATTGCGTCAACAACATACCGTCTTGTGCGCCACAAGATTATGTCTCTTTCTTGCAGCACAAAGTCTGTATAGACGACAACCGACCCATGAGACACTACCCCCTGAAACTGCGCCTGCTCGTCTATACTTGCAAGTCGAACAATGCCTTTGAACCTCTTAACAAGTGTGGAGGTGAGCGTCCTTTCTCCTCGCACAGAATCAATGGAGTAAACAGGACGTTCTAGCGAGATCAACTCTCCGTCTCTGTTTACTCTCCAAATCAAGCTCATATCCGCACTACCTTGTACATATCTAAAGTCAAGGTATCAAAGGCTTCGTAATAAGTCCTCAGTTCAGCCTCGCCTGTTCCGTGGACTCCGACAGGTTTGTTCCACATAAATTCGCAGCATTGAAGGACAGCCAGCTTCAGGTCAGCAGGAATGACTGAGTACCCTCCCACGTATGTAACCGTGAGCGTGCCTGTGATTCTATTGATAAGGTGAATCATGCACACTCTTGATGTGTGGGATACTTCGTACTCGTTGCCTAGGTAGTCGACTATTGACGTTACTGATGAGAGAGGGGATTCAAGAATGAAGCCTACACCGTTTACGAAATCGACTTCTTCTGTGTAGGTTGCATATGTGAACTGCCTTCCGCAATACTTCTTTACGAATGCTATTGCTTGAGTCAGCAGTTGATTAAGTTTTTGATCGTGCTGATCGTCTAGCACTCTTAAGTGGGTTTTCAGTTCTGTCAGCGTCACCATGTGAGTCATTCCCTTCTTCTAGGAGTTCGAAGTATTCACTGCCAAATCTCGAGTAATCATCTTCGGAGATTTCTTTCTCAGTGCCAGCAGGAACGACCGCCCCTAGGAACACTGGTTTCAATATGCGAACTTTCATCTGTTACCTCCTTAGAACGGAGCAGTGCTTGAACCGTACAATACACCTACAACTCCAACCGTTAATGTTGCGGAAGGCGTGAGACTGAAAGTTATAAACGGATAACTCATGTCCTTCACTATTTCAAGCTCAAACCAGCCTGCTGCGTCAGTTACCGCTGAACCTGTATAAACTAGCGTTTTGTCTCCTGCCGCGGTCGCTGATTTGTAATACTTAACTGTGACTGTTGTGGTTGTCGCGGAAGCGGATAACTGGCCAATAACGTGCATTCGTTCATACCCACGCAGATCAACTGTCGTTGGTGTTGCGAGGGCGGTTATTGTTGCCATCGGATAAATTTCGAACGCCTTTGTGTTCTGGATTATCGTAAATCCGAACAGCAACGCGAACGTGAAAACGAGTATCAGAACAAGCGCAAGTTTTGTTCTCATGTCATTCACCTCTGAATTAAGAGTAAGAGGGGCAAAGCCCCTCTATTAAGCAGCGGTCTTTAGAGTAGCGAAAGCAGATGGGAAAGCTATTGCCATTCCTACCCTCTCGATAACCCTGATCGCAACCATGTTTGTTTCGTAAAGGTTGGTTGAACCCACAGTCGCCTGATTCGAGAGTTGCAAGGAGATTTCCTTCCTCTTAGCGAAGTACAACTTGCTCATGTCTCCGAAAGCCATAAACTTCGTGCTTGCGGCAGAGTCGGAAACGCTCTTCAGAAGGCTGGTCTTGCTGTATGGATAGCCCCAGATGTCGTTCCCTGGGAACAGGAACGGTCCTGTGCTTCCGTTTGTCATTTTGCGCACCAGATTGTGTACAGTTCGGTGCATGAAATATCTGGCGTTGGCTTCTGCGGCTTCATGAACAGCTGCGTTAAGGTCTAGCAGGTCTGTCGCGGCAAGACTGGTGAATCCAGTGTCGCCTGTACCCATTGTTACTGTTGGAACGTCTGCGTGGTTCATTATCCCCATGAACACAGAGCCGTCTCCGTTGATTGCCTGATAGTCCTCTGCTTTTGCAAAAGCTCTGGCAAAGATTCTTCCGAGGATTTCTGTTATCGGAACCGCGGCATCGTCAAGGAGATCATTCGTGATAGGGACGATTATTCCAGCGTCTTTAATTGTTATCTGAGTCTGACCGAATGTTGGTTGCCCTGTTGAGATTGTTCCACCCTCGCTAACCCAGACAACCGTCGGCTCATCAGTGAGTTTTGGAATGTTGATTGTTTTGCTCGAGACGTTGAACACGTTTGCAAACTGTCTAACGAGACCGTACTCAATTGCCATTTCATCGACTCTCGCCACGAATTCGTCAGGAACAAGATAACCTCCTGCGCTGTCCGTGCCTTCCGAAAGTGCTTTTGCTGCCATTCTGTCTCCATCAAGCAGAGCCTTGCAGAGCATTCGCACGTCTTTCTCGGTCGATTTGTCAACGACGGAAGGAACAGGTTGCCCCATTGCCCTTTCCCTGAGGTAAGAATCGACTGCTGCTTTGATCGCGTCGGGCGGTACTACAAAGTCCTTTGGCTTAGAAAGTTCCTCGAGCTTTTTGTCGTACGCTCCCTTGAATTCTTTCAGTTCGTTACCGATGTTCTCAATTGACTCAAGTATTGCTACGTTTTCCATGGTGTACCCTCCTTGATGATCTGTGAAATCTGTTGCAGTTTTTTCTCCACTTCGAAAGAGTGAAGTCGCTCCTTAGCTTCGTTAAGTAGCTGTTTTAGTTCGGCAACTGCGTTTTTGGCTTCTGTGAGTGACGTTTCAAAGGATTTCGAGAAAGGTTCAAGAATCTTCTGGTATGCGAGAGGGTCTAATTCCACGCCTTTGCTGTCATATGCAGCCGCGAGTGCGGCTGGATTGGCAGGAACGTTCACGCAAGAAAGTTCCAGAAGCTCTTGTTTGAGAAATTCAATGCCTGTGTCGTCTTTCCTGAACTTGTAGTCAATTGGCAAGAACCCAACGCTTGATGCTCTGAGTATCTTGTGCTTGTAAAGATTGAAAACCAAGTCAGAAAGGTCGTACACGCCTTCAGGTGGGAAATCAAGGAGGAACATCAGTTTCTTGTTCTCGACCTTAGTCTCCCTCGACCGAGCTATTGCGGGGGTTCGATGCTGATGCCCCCAAAGGACGACTGGGTTTTTCTTGTAGTTCTTGAGTTCCCAACCGTCTTGATGTATAACGTCTCCTAGCCGATCTTCGGCTTGAGTGCTTCCAACCATGCTGATAGTCCTTGAACCGTTCTCTTCCTTAACGTCAATCTCCGATTCAAAGTCCGAGTAAACCTTCCTTATAGGGATCTCTTTGCCTACTAGCAGGTCGGTAACGTCTTTGGTGTCAAGATCAAGCCCGTCGGGAATTGCGAACTCTATGCTTATTCCAGATCCGACGACGTTCAATATACCTTCTTCGACAATTACGGAGTCTTCATTCACTCCAAACAGTTCAACCGTTTTTTGCTTTAGCGAATCGAGTTTCAAGTCATCACCTTCTTAGGTTCTGTTTTTGCTGGTTCTTCATTCTTCTTGAAGGGTTTGTCGCCCCATTCAACTGGGGGAAGTCCTAACTCCTTTCTCACTTCATTGATTGTGAGAACACTCCTGTCCAGATATGCAGTGTGTTTTGCGGTCTCGACCAT